CTCCTGGAATCGTGCATCTATTTTGTTGAAAGCACCCATTTTGTTTTCCACCTTTCTTTGGGTTACTCAGGAGTGTACACAGGTACTCACAGAATGTGCAACACATTTTCTCATCGGCGTGTATAGTAGTGCGCATGATGATTCCAGGAGCCTACGATCTGCAAGAACAATCCCTCGAACAACTAGCCGATCTCAGAGTGTGGCAGCTAAAGCGTGTAGAAAAGGTCACAGCAGAGCTCAGGAGCCGTGTCAGGGACCAATACTTGCAAGGTGTGACCATCAAGGCGTTAGCAAAAAAAGCTGGCGTCACACGCCGTACTATCTACGCTTGGCTCAGTGAATAGCAAAACCCCCCAGCTGGTGGAGAGCTGAGGGGTTTCACCCAAGAGAGGCTTATAGCCTTAGGGTCAGTGTATCACTGGCAGGAGTCACATTGGAGCAGGTCCATCGGATCTACAGGGACACTGTAGCCGTCAAGGTTCTCCATCAAATCAATGTCTGCCATTACTGTGCAGCCTTATCGTAGGTGAGCACAGAGGTGAGCAGTGACATCACCCCAGCGAGAGCTGACACAGACAACACCTGCACCCACTCGACATCCAGGATGCCTGCAGCTGTTACACCGATTGTTGCGAGTGCAACCTGAGCGCAAGTTTTCAGGGCACGCTCAAGCGAATAGTCAAAATAGTTCTTCAGTTTATCCATCAGGGTTCTCTCCTTTATGTAATGACTTATCTTCCCACACTGCACCGAAAATGTAGCTGGTGAGAATCAAGGTTATCAGTGCCACCCCACCCGTTACCAAATCGCTGATGTCTGTGATGTTGCCGGTGAGTGCGGCAATGGTGGAGCCGATGAGCATGAAAGCCCCAATGATGAACGATGCCAGGATGTAGCGCCGCCGATTTTTCCAGGAGGGTTTAGCCATGATGTACCTCAGTCCTTTCAGGTATGCACCTATTACACGCCGGATCACAGTCACAACATCCCCCACTCATCGTGTCATCACCGCAATCAACGGGCTGACGATTGCAGCCAGGAAACCGAATCCACCAATGGCTTGCCACATCCGCATCTCTAGTTTGCGAATCCGGTTCTCGTGATCTTCAATCTTTGATTCTGCGTCAGGGAGGGAGTTAGCAATTTTCTCCAGCAGTTTTCCCTGCCGTTGCACTTCCTGGTAAATGTCGCGCATTGACACCTTCACCGTTGTCGTGTCGTTGTGTTCCTCAGTCATTTCACTGCCCTCCGAATCCGGTTGAATCCGCGAGCGAGTGCAGCAGAGGGTTCCCATTTTGGTTTGGGTCGTACCGGTTCAGGTTTGTTTATGGGGACACCTGGTGGGAGGGGTTTTGGGATTTCCACAGGCTCAGGCTTGACCGGCTCAGGCTCGACAGTTTCTTCTGCCTGGAGGTAGGGCATGGGATCTACCGTGTCACCCCAACGAGCAGACCTCCGAACCTCCATGTGCAAGTGTGGGCCGGTGCTCGCTCCCGTGTTCCCACTGTAAGCAATCAGGTCACCACGTTTCACCTGAGCGCCCTTCCCCAAATGAGAAGGCTTCTGCAAGTGATAGTAGACAGTGTGCCGGTTGTCCTCATGCTTCAAAATCAAAGTCACACCACCAGAAGGCCCGTTGCCTTTCTTCACCACAACACCATCAGCCGGAGCCGTCAAAGGTGTACCCACAGGGAGCGCCACATCTACCCCGTGATGAAACTTCCTCTTCCCTGTTATAGGGTGAACCCTCCACCCAAATCCGCTTCGAGCGTTCACAGAGTACCCTTCAGGCCAGGGCTGAGAAAGGCGCATCAGGTTACGCCTCTGCCCATGCACCAGACTTCTCATCCCACACAAAGTCACCCTCAGGGCGTGGAACAGGAGCCTGCCAAGTGAAAGTTTCAGTATTCAGCGACCATGAGGGAAAAGGTTGGGCAGGGATGAACGCATCTAACTCAGGATCGTAACTCATCCCAATGCTCGCAAAGTTTCCTCGAAAAGGTTCACCACCGCCAGAGTGAACGCCACCACTGGTGTTGTAAGAGGTGCGTTTTACGGTGAAACCCTCAGGAGCGTAATACTCCTGCCAATCAGTCACACCCTCAGCAAGGTCATCCTCATCACGCCCCACGAACACATTGACCACACAAAGGTCAGAATCTAGCACCGCATAATGAGCCATCGTCTTATCCAATCGTCACTTCATCAGTAGGGCCTGCAGCTGTCACAACATAGACAGTGTTGCTACCCACAGTTGAATTAGTTTCTGTTACACCACCAGTGAAACTCACGCTAGTACCGATAGGCACAGAGAAGATGACCACACCTGAGCCACCGTTTCCCCCAGTTGTGGCGTTCCCTGCTCCTCCGCCTCCGCCCGTGTTTGCTGTCCCAGCCGTTCCTGCTGAACCAGCATCTCCACCACCATCAGTCGCTGTCCCGTGTGAGCCCTGTGAGGTTCCACCGCCACCACCGGCACGCCCAACAGCTGAACCCGTAATGGAAGAGCTTAGACCCGCCCCACCGTTTCCACCCGCTGAAGCTGATGCGTTTCCACCAACAGCTCCGGCCCCACCCCCGCCACCCCCGCCAATCAGCGATGCGTTACGCCCGTCACCACCGTTGTTTCCAATGCCGGAAAAACCTAGACCCCCTGCGTTGACAGCGTTTCCGTTCGATCCTCCACCACCTGAAGCTCCAGGGTTTGCATCAATCTCAGCAGGAGATCCGCCACGGGTTCCACCGCCCCCACCTCCGAAAATACTTCCCGCAAGGAATCGAGAGAAAGACCCAGAACCGCCAACAAGCTGACTTGCTCCAGCACCTGCCCCACCAGCACCAACCTGAATTGGGAAAGTCCCTGCAGCAACATTGATTGTGTCAGTCAGGTAGCCACCAGCTCCACCGCCACCGCCCAGGTTTTGGCCTCCACCCCCACCGCCACCAATCATCACAAACTCAAGCTCAATCGAAGTCTGCAAAGCAGTCCAAGCCGAACCGTCATAAAACTCAAGAGCGTTACTGTCAGCAAGATAAGAGAACTGGCCCTCCACCGGTGTACCAATAGCAGAACCACGCGCAGCAGTCCCAGCGAACACCAAAACACCCTGCATCAGGTAATCGTTGATTTCATCCTCATCAAGGGTTTCCCCTGCAGTGAACTCTTTGAAACCGCCTGCAGCCATTAGAAATCCTGCCAATCTGAACCATCGTAATAAGTGAGCGTGTCAGTGTCCTTCAAGAAAGCAAACATGCCTTCTGTGGGCGAAGCAATCGCACTACCCCTAGCAGCTGTCCCAGCAAAAACCATAATCTGTTGCTCCATCATGTAAGTATTCACCTCAGAAGCCAGGAGAACATTCCCGTTCACAAAGGTCTTGAACCCTGCACCAGCCAAAATCCATGCCTCCTAGAAACCCAAAACGCCTGGAGCGTCTGTTCCTATTGTACCGAACTCAGAGTCACCAATGACAAAGAGTGAGGTCTGTAGCGAGCCTACCCCCACGTTCATGATGTGCTCATCAGGGGACACACTGTGCCCCAAGAAAATCACCAGACCGTAACGCGAGATGGGATCTCCCACACTGTTAGGGGTGAAGTTCACCTGAATCACAGACCCCATATCCAAGGCAAACATGGAAGCCTTCTGTGCCGGTGTCAGGTTGTCCATGTCCACAGCGAGCCGCGCAAACCGGTACTCAGGCTCATCGTAACGCCCTACTAGAAAGTCAGCGTAATCCTCCACCTGAGTCTGTGTAGAGAGCAGCGTGTCCACATCGCGCTCCAGAATCCCATACCGTGTCTGAGAGAGCACACCGTTAGCTGTGGCAGTACCAAACCCTGAAGTAACAGTCACCTGATTGAACAGTTGCTCACTGCCATACTCCACCAGCGCTGGTGCAAAAGGAATCCCAGACCCAGCCACATCAGAAAACACTGTCACATTGTCAGTAGTGGGTGTGGACAGCCGGTCCTTGAAAGCCACACGCCCCTCTTTGTCAATAAACAGAAGCCCACCCTCAGACAGTTCCACCTTCTGCAAATACTGGAGGGCGTTACCAGAGAACACATCAGCGCCAAGTGTGGAAGCCCCCGTGTCAATCACACGATCAGTGGCAGGCCAATCCACAGACTCCATATCCAAGACAGCCTCCACACGCGCCCCAGAGCTCTGCTCAGTAGCAGTCCCAGGAGTCACCAACTGTTGTGCAAGGAAAGTGAAAGCATCAGAAGCCTGAAGCTCAGCAATGGATTGCCCTGAAGGGTCATAGCCTAGGTTCCAGTCAGTGACCTTCCCCACATACTGTGGAGTCCCGTCAGCGAGCACACGCACATCACGCCTAGGCACAATGTTCCCAGCGAAAGGTGAGGCCGTGTAGAGGGGGTCAAACGCCCTGTCAGTGTTATTGAACTCCACAGATAGTGACCCAGAGTTGAACCTGTCCAGGTCACGGTTCTTCCCACGCGACACAGACAGAGATCTCACCCGTGAAGTCACATCCTCAAAGCTCACACCACCAATCACAAACTCTGTAGATCCGATGATGCCAGCCACAGGGTCATCAAGGGTGAAAGCTTTGCTCAGCCCAAGCTCAACAGTTACCGCCATCACGCACTCGCAAACACAGGACCAGAAGTCCTCTCATAACGTTTGATAGCAGACACAATCTCCTGACCAATCTGAGCACCGTTAGCACCCATGCCGGCGTTCACCGTAATGTTGATGTTGCTGCCACCCATCCTGTTATTGGGGATAATCGTGCCACCACCCTGATTGGGCACAAACAACTCAGGACCCATCTCACCCACCAGGTAAGGTGTCCCACCAAGCACAGGACCACCTACAGCTCGAGTGAGCACCGGCCCCACAGACTGTTGCTCAAAACCCAGCACAGCTTCTCTAATGTTTTTAGCAATAGAGTTACTAAAACCATACGGGCCAATTTTCCTAAAGTCCTCAAAGAGTTGCTGCAACTGTTCAGCGGTTGTAGTCCCACCCTTACCTTGAAGCAGATTGATGGTGTCATTGATGATACCCAGGGCTGTACCAATGTTTTCCAGGTTGCGCCCAAGCTGTCCAAGACCACTAAGGATGCTCTCTTTTGTCAGGTTAGCCAGGAAGCTCCCCACATCAGAATCCACAAACCTGTTCGCCTCAAAAGCGATGACACCAAACCCTGCAGAGATAGTAGCCATTCCCTCTTGGAAACGCTCATCCTCAAAAATAGACTTTACAAAAGGCAGCACATCGTCAGCGAGTAAATTAGTAAGACCCCCAACAATCTTGTCCACAGCGTTGAAGATGGCAATGAAACCCTCCTCAATGGGGACCTTGTTTTCTGTCATCCAGTTAGAAAAATCCTCTAGCCGTGGATTGATGTGATCAAGCAGTGCATCACCAATAGGGATGAGGCTGTCCTTAGCGGTAGCCATAGCCACAGCCAACTTATTCTCAGCCGTATCCTGCATCACCTCAAACGCTTCCTGAGTGATACCAGTAGCATCATTGACAACACCGAAGGTCTCAGCGATAGTTTGACTGTCAGCATCAAGGATCTGGAAAGCTGCAGAAGCCGCCTCACTCGAACCCAGCAAGCGACCTAACTGCTCACGGTTCCCACCCAACTTCTCATCGAGCATGTCAAGGGCTGCAGGCAAACCCTCACTGGCGATAGCGTTACGCATATCCTCAGCAGACAGGCCCACATTGTCAAGAGCTTTCTTAGCCTCCTCAGTGGGGACCACAAACGCTTTGAACAGTGCTGACACCTGAGTTACAGACTGTGCAGCATCAGTGTTAGTTCTGGTCAGAAGCGCTACAGCGCCACCCATATCCTCAAGACTCGAACCAGCCTGCTTAGCAAACGGGAGAACCCTACCAATCGCACCAGCAAATTGTTCTGTCTCAAAGTTACCGGCTCGAGCAGTAGCAACAATCACATCTGTTGCCTCAGCAGCGCTAATCACCTCAGTGCCGTAAGCGTTCAGTGCACCAGATACAGAACGGGCGATTGCCTCAGTGTCACCCAGACCAGCAGTAGAAGCCTTCAGTGAAAGCTCCAAGGCGTCTATTGCATCGGATCCGCGCAAACCTGAGGAGGCGATAACAAACAAAGCATCGGCGGCTTCCTGTGCTCCCTTACCTGTCTCCACCCCCAAGCGCCTAGCAGCCTCAGACATCTGCTCCAACTCAGCACCAGCGACACCTACAAGACCCTCAACCTTTGCAATGGAGCTCTCAAACTGAGAAGCCTCACGCACAGAAGCCACACCCACAGCAGCAATAGCACCAGCCGCAATCCGGCCCACATCCACCGCAAAGTTCTGGAAACTAGCTAAAGCCCTAGTGGCCCCATCCAAGCCCTTAGAATCAAACTTAGTGACCAGAGGGATAAAGATAGCCATTAGAATCCTGCCTTACGCATTGCTAGTTCTCTGTTTGCATCTGTCATAAATTTCTTGATCGCACGTTCACCAAGACCCTCAATCCTGGGGTAGCGTTGCACTGCCGCATCGTAAACAAAATATCCACCGCGCCCCTTGATAGGTTTGGCTTCCCTAATTCCCCTGTTGAAAGCCTGACCCTGACCATTTATCCTGTGCTGAAAACCAGGAATCCCATCGCGCTCATACACCCTAGAGAAGGCCGCACCAGATCTCCTAGAAGTACCTGCAAGCTCAGCGTAATCAAAACCAATACCACCAGCACCGCGAGTCCCACCAGTGAACTTCATAGCGAGCAAGCGACTAGCACCACCACGCGCACGCCCAGGAGTAAAAGATACAGATGTCCTGGGTTGCCCAGTCCAGCGAGTCACACCATTCACCGGATTGCCACCCCTCCTAGTGTTTGGTCCCATACCAGAAAGGGGAGGTTGTGGAGGAACATCACCGGCAATCTCTTTAGCAATCGGCATGATGCTTCTACGCATCTCAGAGCGAAGCGTATTCAGAGCCTTCCTATCGAGGTTTCTCAGCGCTTTAGTCACATCAGCAACACCGTTCACGCGCATCTGAGTAGAAAGCAAGGCAGACTCCAATCCTGCCTCTATTCTATCGCCTACGCTTACGCGGTCTCTGAGCCGCCTTAGCCTTCGCCTCCAACACCTTCTGAATAGTGAACAACATCCTAGGATGCAAAGAGGCTAAATCCTGTGGGCTGATACCAGTCTCCACAGCAATCTGTGCAATCAACCAATGAGCTGAGGCATCGCCTAGCCCTTTGATGATTTTGGGGAGCCTGCCTCAACACCTTCCACTGACTCAACCCACTTCTGGAAAGTGTCTTTAGTTTCACCGGTACGCTTCAGCACATGCCACCCAAGCCACAACAGGTGTGTGATTTTCATGTCCTGGTTTAGGCGTGACACAGACAGATCATACTCTGCCTCAAAAGCCACCAAGTCAGCGGCAATGCCTGTGACCTCTGTAGAAGTACCGTCAAGGAAAGTGATTAGGAGCGTAAAGTTCATGCTCCAGATACTACCCTAGTTTAGGCAGTACCGCGTGTAACAGCACCATCCACTGGCCAGGTCACATCCATCGTAGCCAAGTCCCCCACGTTACTGCTGAAGGGGGTGCTTTGCACGACCAAGGCGTTGAAGGAGAAGCTCGGATTTGAACTGCTCACTGAACCGCTAGTGGGCTT